GAGGCATAAGATAACACATCTATACACCAGCCAAGCCCTAAAGATGAAAAACAGCACAAATATTTACCATCTTCCGGCAGCCTGTCCTCAACACTGATCCAGCCGTTGCGTAAGGCGGCAATAGCAATATCAAGAGCTTCATGCAATTCGATATCTGACTTCCTGCCTTCAATGGTTGTTATAGGGATTAACAAATCCCACCATGCACCATTTTCAAGAACTTCAATCGCTTTTTCCCTTGTCATAGCTCAGTCCTCCCTTTTCGTCGAGGCTTGAATACTCGCTTCAATTACCGCGTGTTTGATAACATTTTGAATCTCTCTCCACGCCGAAGCATAACCATCTTGAAAGCCTTGTTGATATTCTGCGCGTAGTTCTGACACATAATCCGTTACTTCGACCTTTGCCATAGCTAATCCTCCTTAATTTTTATCAGATTGCGATAGCAAGAATCACAAATATCGATTCTTTCCCATCTAGGCCAAATAAAAAATTTATCACTATAATTTAATAACTCTTTTTTAACCTTGAATCTATGATTGGGATAGTTTTTACCACATACATCACATATCTCTTTTATCATAGCTAATCCTCCAAATCCGTCTTAGTGCCGCAAAATGGACAATATTTTTTTGGAATATTCACATAAACTTTCCCAGTCATATCCAATAGTTTATCTCTCAGTTCTTGTTCTGGTGTCAATGGAGCAAGTAAAGATTTACAATATTGAATTGTTTTGATATAAATTGGAGTTTGGCAGTAATTACACATAACTATCCCTCCGCACCCATCTTAGCGCCGCAGTTAGGGCAGTAACGATATGTTTTTTGCACGCCATGAAAATCATAATGATAAGCTTCAGCCCCACAAATTGAACAATTAGCACACGACACAGAATTTCTCCAATGTGGTTCTACCCACTTCCCATGCTTCACCTCTGCTACGCCTGCGGTGGGAAGATAATTGATAAAATTTGATGTATAACAGTTATTACATTTATTTGCTTCATAGTCATGTCCGCAATTCTCTCGACAGAGAACATTTAGCGCAAATTCCCTTTCTATGTACTCAGACATCGTCAATCCTCCTCGTCAAAGCTGTCTAAAGGAACAGAGATTTCATCTTCGTCAGTATCGTCAACAGCAACAAAGACATATCCAATCACAGGTACAACCAATTGAGAGCAATCCAGTTCTTCACCAGTACATTGAAAAAAACTGTCGCAGTCAATCTCTGTAATCTTAAAGTATCTCGCCATAGTCAATCCTCCTGTTCCAAGCGAATCTTTAATCTGTGTGTTTTCTTGAATTTTTGTACTTCTACTAAATCCTCACAATCGTGAAGAATCATCATTTGTTCCAACATGATTTGAACGTCCGCGATCTCTTCGGCAATAGCTTCACGGTTATCTTTGCCCCTGGCGTGCTTACAAAGTTCCTTTTGCAGTTCTGACATTTCCTCAAAAACCATAAGTGTTTGAGCTTCAGCACCCCATTTATTCAGAGCTTCGCGATAAATCCCACGTGGTTTTAATTCAGACATGATCCGCCTCCTTATCTCTACATCGTGTCCTTTACAGCCGGTTTGATAGTCGAAATTGTCGCAGTCGCCGCAAGGAAGGACTTTTCTCCCCATAGCGAGCTGTTCTTTCAGGAATTTTTTGATATCTGATACATCTGTTAGTATCTTCCCATCAACTGTAATACAGCCTTTTAAATCTTTAGCGCGCTTTATTCCACCTTCAATATCTAAACAACAATGAAATTCTTTCACTTTTCAATCCTCCTGTTTCGCTAAGTAGTTAAATGCTTTCCGGCTCATAACCTCACAAGGTGAAAGACCTTCCTCATTAACCGCCCTGCATTTGTTTTCTTTCCACTGATCGCATTTTTCACATTGAGGCCAGCCTTTTTGTTTATTCATCATCAACTCTCCTGTTCCAAGATTTCACAAATTCAGCTTTTATTTGTTCTTGCGTCATATCAACCTCATGCTCTTCCAACAGTTGAAAAAAACAATCTGAGTTATGCCATGCAAATAGCTCACCGTTCGCTGTTAAATTCATAGCACACCCACAGAACGGGCACCGTTTTAATTCAGTCATGGTTTGCCTCCTTATCCTCTGCATCGAAAAGCTGGTCATAAGTTTTTATGATCATTGCTTTTGCCCTCCGTTCGCTGAATCTCAATGTCTGCTATAGCTTGGAATACGGGATAAAACTGTTGAGGAACAACGGCGTTTCCTAAACACTTAAGTCTGTCCAGCGCGTCGGGAACCCCATGATCATTTCGTAAAAGTTCGCCGTCGTCGCCGCGGAGTTTCCGCAAAGCATATTCAAATAAAATAGGTGCTTCGACGGATTTCCTTTCTTCGAGAATATGTGTCTCATTGTTTTCAAGCAGTTTTTCCCGACTGTTGTCCAAGCCATTCCGTCCGTTGCTGTTGGAGTTGGCAACAATACAAATTCTTTTGCGTTCGTGCTCCATTCCGGCTTGGAATGCCGAAAACACTCCCCAGCCCGCATTATACCCCATGTGGGCCAGGTCCCGCAGAACTCGTCCAAAAAACCTTCCATGCTCACTTGATAATAACCCTGGTACGTTTTCAGCCACGATCCACTTTGGTTTAATTTCGCGAATGATTCTCGCGAATTCCCCCCACAAATCACGCTCATCACTAGACGCGAGACGTTTTCCCGCAACGCTATGCGGTTGGCACGGGAATCCTCCAGAGAGTACGGTGATCTCCTCACTGATTTTTCTAGCCACTTGTAATCCTGTAACATTCCTTATATCCCTCCATTTTGGAACATTGGGCCAATGTTTTTCCAATATTTTTATGGCATAATCATCTAACTCACATTGCCCGAGAGTTTTGAACCCCGCCATTTCCGCTGCGAGATCAAGCCCTCCAATTCCAGAGAACAAAGAAAAATGGGTCAAGCTGGTATGATTTTCTTTCTTTCTCTCAATGTGTTTTTTCATTTTCTATCGGCTCCTCTTACCTTCTCCCGCCTGTTTGCGGCGGGGTTGAATTCAAGGGATTAAACGCTTCATGGAATCGTTAAGCTTTTGATAAGTATCGCTGCACATAAGCATAGAAACAACATTATCCGTCAGCGTTTTAGCCATAACATCATCAAAGGTTTGTTTAATTCCGGAATTTACTTGGCGTTTCAAAATATCTGCCTTTTTTTCTACTTCTTTTTGAACGGTTTGTAATATCGTTGTCCTCATGCGTTCAATATCAAATTTTTCTTCTAAAGAGTTCTTGACGCATTCATTTAAGTATTGCTTTCTAGTAAGTTTCTTTGGTTCTTCTCCCCAATTTCCACCAATAGTTACAGCCTCTTCCATGAATTCGTTAACCGAATTGGAAATTTGTTTTTCAACCTCTTCCTTGGTGTATTTTTCAAAAGTTTTGTTATAAGTATCCTTAACTAAGCTTACTATCTCGTCATGCACCATTTTATATATACCCATTTCCACTGAGTTCTTAACGGTATGGGTAATATATTCGAACAGGTTAGTCATATCGACTTCCAGCTTTGCTTCATTAAGTTTAAAATCGGCAGTGTCGTTATAGGGGCACGCTTCATAACCTCCATTATGTTCACAGATTGGCGTTCCATCGCTATAATCATAACCACAAAAATATTTACAGTTTTTACAGTCTTTCATTGCTAATCTCCTTTCTTATTTAGAGAGGTGAATTCCTCCCGTCCAAAATCTCAATGAGCCTCCTGCACACAGGGCAGCCGCTTTCTTTCACAGCCTTGAACTGTCCGCCGAACGCTACACGAATATGATCGATGTATTGGTGGTCTTTTAAGGCAATATTTTGTTTTTCAACGTTCTCATTAAATTTCTGGATAATGAGCTTTCTGTCGGAACACGCCTGATCCTTTGAAATATAGCTTCTGCGATACTCGTTATAAAGTGAGCGCATAGAAAGATAATAGAATTGTTCAGGCTGATTTAAATATTTAGGCATAGGATCATTTTTTGAGGCTAACTGTTCCAGATATTTTAAATCCATTTGATTTCTCCTGCTAATTGTAGTAAAATTCTAATCAACATCAATTAAGCCAAAGCGATTTTACATTTGTATAACCTGTGTGAATTTGTATAACCAAGGTTATACGCAAAAAAGCTAGGGAAAATGCGGCTTCCAAGACTTTGTGTAACTGTGTAACCAAAAATCACTTTTTTCTCTACGCGCGAGAGAGTTTGTATTAGCGTAGTAAAGCGTTAATACAAATTGAATTGTTTGTCTATTAGAGGGTACCTAAAAATGGTTACACAAGTTATACAGTTACACACCCGCATGAATACTGGATTTTTCGAGAGTGTAAAGTTACACACTTTACAGAGAAAGTTATACATCATCGTCAATCAGCCCAAAATCATCACATTCTTCTTGTGGAAGTTGCAGTACAACGCAGTTGCAAGGCTCTCCATTGATTCGTTTCGCTTTGGTAAATCCCTTGGAATTTGTCTCAATTTTATTGTTTTGTTTTAACCAGCTTAATAAGGCTTGCGGATTATATCCAGCGTCAAAGCAGACCCTATTAAAGATATTCCGCACGATATATGCCTGACCATGTTCAAGATCTCCCCAAACATCAAGTATATCGCTTTTCCCGCAAAACCTGTTTTTATTGGAGACTACAAATTCGCAAAGATATTCGTATCCCCGCTCGTTCATCGAAACGCTTGATTTTGTCTGTAGAAATTCGCTGATTTCAAACGCGGTTAACGAGTTTCCATCTTGGAAAATCCATTCAGTAGCAAGCTGGTCGGCGGTTAATACCATAGCCGCTGACATTGCCTGTTTTTCGGTGGTATCATTTTCGCTTAGCGAGGAATAAAACCTTTTGAATAACTCCTGAGCATACTCGGCTTGGCCTGATTCCTGAAACCTGGAGACAAATTCAGGACCGGCGAAGCCGTAATTTTTTTTAACGGTATCCGCCGCGCGTCTCGGGTCCGGAAAGAGCTTATCCTGGCACTCTACCTCAATAATTCGGTTGACCGCGCCTCCGCCAGAGCTTGAACTGGTAATTGGCATTTCTCCGCTGGTCAAGATACAATTAGCCCAAGTGGGCGTTTGATCCACACCGCCGCCTTTATTGCCCCGGGTTCGCCCGGCGCCTTCAGAGAGCATATATATGTCCTTGTCAAACTCCTTTTTGTCCTTTACAATTTGGAGTTCGTCCAGGATTAGAGGCATAGAATTAACGAAAGCGGCTGATTTTTCCCGTCCTACTGCCGTGCTGTTGAAGGTGTGGATAAACCGTCCGATTTCCGGATTGGCCCAGACGCTGGCCGCTAACAAAAGCCCCACTGTTTTGCCTGATTCTGTCCCGCCCCAAAGATGTACGAAGAATGGAAGCCCGCCCAAAGGCTTTACAAGGACGCTGGCAAAGCTGGCGGCTAGGATTATCCTGGTGGTGACGACGCTCCCAGAACGAACCTCACGGGCTAAATCAAGCCATTTCTCATAAGATCCTGATTCCTTTACGCTTTCAAAAAAAGTCTTAAAATTCAAGTCGCCGTCAAAAACCAGATCGTCCACATAAGGAGAAAAGCCGGCGTTATCAATCCAGCCAAGCCGGGAAACGCTGTTTTTCTCTGGGATTTCATCATAGTTTAAGGTTTCGACATCATGAAGATACTGCACCATATATTTCGAATTTTCACTTGTCACCGCTACGCCGACATTTGCAAGCTCTAAAATCGAATTATTGCTGGCAAGGGTTTTCTTATCTGCCGTAATATATCTCCATTGCTTTCCTTTGCGGTATGCTAGGCAAAGTTTTTCCACTCCGGTGTCGATATTGACTAGCCGCGTCACAGGGAGCAGAGGGTGGCTGCACGCGCTTTTTTCTCCGTATTCCGTGCTGATGGAAATCCCAAAATCGTCGGCTTTCCAGTCTCCGCAGGATAACTCGATAGGCTGTCCTTCAAAGCGTGTCACAGAATCGATCAGGATCGCCCTTGAGATGGCCTTTTTCTTTTTTACATATTCCGCGAACAGCTTGCGAAAGCCCGTAATTTTTACCTGCCTCGCCCGTTCCGACATGGTGGTCAGAACCCGTTCCAGCGTGAACCCGTCCTCTATGTATTGATACGCGAACTCATAAGGCGCGGTGGTTAAATAATCGTCGTGGGTGTAGACCGGTATTGCTGAAGAAAGTGTTTCATTTTGATTCAAAACCTCCGTTCGCCTCCCATTTATCAAAGGTTATATTTTCGTCCAGCCACCATTCCAGATACTCCATCTCTCCAATCACACGGGGGTCGCTTCTGTTCTGCCAGAGGTGCCGGAATTTAAAGGTTACCGCACGGTACAGCTCCTGATACCAGTATTCCAAAAAATACCGCTCCCGCCGCTCTGCGGCACGCTTTAACGCGCCTTTCTGTATCTGGGCTTTCTGCGATGGGGAGGGAGCTGTTTTGAATAAATTCAAGTGAAAATCTTCATCTAAGCGAATAAGTGCCTGACCAAAATCCAAGTGATAAAATTTCCTAACAAAGCTGATTACGTCTCCCGAAACCCCGCAGCCAAAGCAATGAAACGTGTTTGTGGCCGGATATATCTTTAAGCTGGCCGTATCCTCTTTATGAAAGGGGCAGACGATAAAACCACTTTTATTCGGTTCGAACCCGTAGTGCTCAAGCGCTTGGGAAATGTCTACCCTGTCCTTGATTTGATTCGCAAATTCATTGGTTTTCATAGGCACCGCCTAGTAATTCCAGTATCCTCCGGCCGGTGTCCGCCTTTTTGCAAAATTCAAAACGGACGCCGTATTTTTCCCCCATAGCGGAAAGCACCTTGTACAGCCGTTCCCCGGACATCGCCATAGGGGACAGCCTTAGTCTTGGGTTGATCCAATGAATAACGTCTTTCAGTTCTTTGACCGCTCCGCCGTGTTCGCATAGAATAATCAGCTTGATTCCGTATTCGTTTGCCCGTTCCAGTTCAGAACGGAATCGCTTGTGATCCTGGCAGACATTTTGGCACAATTCGGAAAGGTTTTGCTTTCGGTCTATCACAAGCCTGGGGTTGTCCAATGACATGTAATCACCGACCGGAAGCTTAGAGATAAAGTATTTGGTATGAACTGATTGAAAATGATTCAGTATTTTTTGAATGGCATGGTCCTTTTCTCTGCTGTCAATCCATATCATCATAACCGCTCACCCTTAAAAAGGCATATCTTCATCTGACAGCGGCTCAATATCGACAAAATTTTTTGAGGATTTCTGAGCTTCGCTGTTTTCAGCGGCCGTACCGGTTTCCTGAGGCTTGCTCCGGCCCAAAGAAAACTCCACGTTATCGCAGGTCACGCCCCAGGCCACCCGGTTCTTTCCGTCGTTATCCACCCATTTTCGCGATTCCATTCTTCCTTCAACGGTGATCCCGTCGCCTTTATGAAAATATGTATTAACGAATACTCCGGTTTTTTCCCAGGCGGTGCAGTCGATAAAGTCTGTTTCCTTTTCACTGTTTTTCTTAATCCGGCGATCCACCGCGACAGTGAAGCCGCATACCTCAGTGCCGTTGTTCGTGGTTCTAAGCTCGGGATCCTTTGTCAATCTTCCGCAGATAACAATTTTATTCATATTACTCCTCCTTCAAATTCTATTAAATCGTCCAGGCTGACAGGCCCGGAAAGTCGGTTAGTGGCACGGCAGTAATCGCATTTTTCACACCTTGGAGGTTCAATAACCTTTGTTCTGACAGCGTCAAAATAGGGGAGGCGTTCTTTTAATACCTCCATTTCTGCGTCCAGTGTGTGCTGCGGGATTTCTATCACAGCGATATTTGACGGATCCTCTTTAGATATCACAGCTAAATAACATGGGAGCCTATGGCCTTCCACTGCTTGGTAAACAGCCATTTGGAGAGGCCAGTTCCAATATTCGGCGAAGGAAAGCTTTCCTTGCCCAGGCCGGTACATTGGTTCCATGTCTTTAACAGTTTTAAGATCTACAATCCGCTTTCCACGCTGGTATATGTCCAGCTTTGCTTTAAAGGGCAATCCCTCGATCTCTCCGGTCAGGATAACCTGCTTTTCTCCGCGCGTGTATTCCATAAAAACCGGATCCTGTTCTGCTCTCCGTATCATGTCATTGGCTCTTAAATACTCGGCTTTTAACGTGCCGTCACGTTTGAACAGTTCCGGGTGGTTTCCCTTGAATTGCTCCAGCGTCCCCTCAAAATAGGAATCCACATAAGAGCCTATTAAGAGAGAGACAGTTGCAGGTCTGAAATATTTACCTTCCAGTTCAGCAATGGTTCTGGCGGGACAATCCATCATGGATTTGATAAAGCTGGCAGACCAATAGGCCTGATTTGCTTCTTGACTGTAATAATTTTTACTGGTCAGCTTCAGCATTTTCCGCCTCCGTTTTCTGACGGCCGTTTTCGGCCGCAGCCGCCTTACCGCAGGTAACGCACAGATTCTTTCCAAACTTTTTCTTTGCGTACTCAGCTACCTGCTCCGCGCTCATATTTCCGGAAGCTGTGATATTGTTTCCGCAGCGCTCACATTTGATCTCAATATTTTTGGGAAGGAACTTTCTCACCCTAAGCGCTTCCACAATATCTCCAAATGCCCGAACCTTCTCGATTCCAATTTGAATTTTGTGGCCAATCCATTTTTCTATGTATGGAGTGTTTAAAAGCTTTTGAATCTGTTTAGCGTTTGTGCTGTTTAAAATCATCGGTTTTTCTGATTCAGAAAAATAGCAGACGATGCACTCGTCTTTTTTTCCGTCCGGGCCGGTGACAGTTTCCTGCTGTACCTTGCTGATGGTCAAAATTAAGTCCTTATTGTCTTCAATGCTGTATGCGCCGAGATAATTCGGGTTGGACAGCTTTTTCCAATGGGTTAATCGCATATTTACCGCTCCGTTCTATCAGATTTCTTTTATTTCCACTCTGTTTTGCGCCCAGCGTAAAATCTGCGCCACAATACTAGAGGCGGACAGCCCGCTTTCAAGCTGGATCTGCCGCACGATTTCTATAGCGTCATCCGGAAGCCGTACCAGGTTGCTGGTAATGGTGGATGATCTATGCACAGTAAGAATTAATTTATCCATGATGTTTTCTCCTTTTAAATCCAGTTTCCCGAAAAGAACCATTCTTCTAACATTTGAGCGAATTCCGGGTCAATCTTTTTTCCTTTTTGAGGTTCAATTCCGCAAGCGTCCATCGCGTAGCTTAAAGCGTCGTCTTTTTCTACGTGAATGCCCTGATTTGGGCCAAAGCCGTCATAACTCATTTGACAAACCTCCTGTTTTGGTTTAATATGTGATTAGGATATTTTCGTTTGCCGCTCTTCGTGATGCCAGTCGCGAGGGCGGCTTTTCTTTTGCCCATTCAAAGCCTTTTTAATGTCTTTCGCCTCAGTATATGGGCCGTAGTGGTTAACACAATCTGAAAAACGGCAGTGAAAGCAGTCTTTGTCACAGATGGATTGTTTCATTTCCATAACTCACCTCTCTTATGTACCGGCTCCTTTTCTTCTTTAAAGCGTTTCTCAGCTTCCGGTTCCGGTACCGCTCGCCGATATATGCCGCTGTGAATACGGCGCTCCATACCGCCAGAACGATAAACGCCACCGTCATTTCTGGGCTCATGTGCTTGTCCTCCTTTATGGTTTTACGCCTCTTTAAGAGATTTACGCCATGCAATGCACCGACCCATTTTTGCGCCGTCGGATTTTCTCTGAAAATATGGGTTATGGTAAAATCCGCTTTTGTCATAGGTATAAATCGCATAGCAAATACAAGGCTGGCCGTCCATATCCTCATAGAGAAGTTCAATCTCCTCATCAAAAAACTCACATGGCATTTTTGCACCTATCCAAATGATGTTCCAGCCGTCCTGATCCACTATTTTCCGAACTCTTTCTCTGTTGTCTGCGTTCATGTGCTTGTCCTCCTTTTGGCCTCCTGCGGGGGTTAGCCGCAGAACTAATTATCAAATTCTAAGGTCTTTGCGTGTTCATCAAACTCCGTCCAATCGAGCGTAACTTCTGTAGGATATCCATTTACCTCCGAATACATTTTGCAAAGTGCTTTCCTAAAGTTTTCACGATTTCGCGCTACCTCTTCCGGGGTGCCGTGTCTTCTATGGATAATGACCTTTGGCTCTCCAATGTACTTTCCTTTTTCGTTTACCATTTTCATCACCTCGATTCTATGTATATGATTAATTTTGTTTGTCCGTTGCACGTCCAAAAACATTCAGCTTATAAGTTTATTCAATTGCTGTAAGATCAGTAAACACCGATTCAACCAATCAATAGTAAAGCTAGCGAAGTTATTGAATCTGACAGACAATAATAAAACAGTGACTGTGAGAGTACCAACCAAAACGCACAATAGAAAAGTTAAGAATTCTAAATGCTCGATTTGCTCCTGTTGTGGCCCAATAGGAGTTTTTCTTTTACTTGTCCTCAATCCTTCACCCCGCTTCTTTTTTCTTTAGCTTTTTATCCGGCGGACTAGGCACGCTATGTCCTGCCATAATCCCTTGAATATATCCCAACGCCAGAGCTCGGTGAAGATCATCAATGCTTTTAAATGCGCTTATAACTTCCTCGATGGTTTCTAAGGTGGCTAAGGAATTTTGTTTGTTGAGTTCGTGCATTTTTGCTCACCTCCTTGAGTTTCTAAACTCATTATATAGCGCTTTTTAGAGTTTGTCAACCCTTTTTAAGAAAATGTTTGAGTTGACAAACGCAGTCATAAAGATTATAATATAATTAAATGGAGGTGAATATCTTGGATTCAAGTATTGGTTTGCGTATACGAGAAGTAAGAAATAGATTCGGGTTGTCACAAACGGAATTTGGGAAACGTTTGGACGTATCAAGAGATGTGATTAATAATTTAGAATTATCACGTTTAAAAAAGGATCCAGGTGCGTTATTACGATTAATCTGCAAGACATATAATGTTAACTACGGTTGGCTAATGAACGGTGAAGGAGAAATGATCGCGCCAGACGCATCTCAGGACCTCACAATAAAAATTGCTAAATTACTTGAGGGAGAAAATGAAACTGCAAAAAAAGTCTTCCAAGCCTTCGCCGCATTTAGCGAGGAAGACTGGAAGACCGTAAAAAAATTTATTGATAGTTTAAAATAGGTTTTACTTTAGGAAGAGGATTCTAACAAAATCCAATATTTTTATTAATGTTGCTTTATCTTCAATTGAATTTACAATTGTGATAATCTCAGTTTTATAGTTTTTGCACTTGTCTTTCTGTTCCTTCATTGCTAGTCTCCTCCCCTACATTCTATTTTAGTTAATTAGCACAAATATAAAACATATGTTCTTAGTTGACTATATTATAGCACACAAAAAATTAAAATCAAGAGAATTTTAAAAATTTATTCTTAGGCTTGCAACGGCAATCATTGGATATTTTGAAAAAAGTGTCATAAACGTTAAACATATCAATATTTAGGAGGGCTTAATTTATGAAAAAACCAATCTATAAAAACTGGTGGTTTTGGGCGATAATTGTGGTCATTTTAATTATTATCGGATATGCTGCGGGAGGAGATAAGTCAAACGAAAAAGTCAATACATCATCAACCTATTCCAGTTCTCAAACTGATCCACAAGAAATAGATAAAGATGACCATGAAGACGAAAACCAAAGCTCTTCAGAAACCGAAACAACCATTCCGGTTGTTCCAGGTTCTAACGCATACGATATTACCGTAAGCTTAAAAAATAAGGGTTTGCCTGAAGCCGACAGATCTAATAGTTCTGACGGGTATACATTTTCCGCTACCAATGAACAGTATAGTTACACAATAAATACGGACAAAAATTATGCACTTAGTTCTGCTAAATATTACGTGTTTGGAGATGATAACGGGTTTTTAGGATTTTGTGCCTCATTTCCTTATGACGGGAGTGATGGTAATTCCGCTATGAAGTGGGTCAATGACAATATTGGCACAAATGTAGGTACAACTATCAACGGTGTAGACTTTATTTTGTCTGTCGGGAATCAAGGGCCAATCCTTGAAATTAAGGCAGACGGGAGAGATGAATATCTACAACAACAATTGTCGTAATAAGTTAAAATTTTTCATATAAAATCCCCCCGTCTCAATCCGTCTCGGATAAAGCGGGGGTAGCTTATTGACAAATAGAAAAGAAACGGTTACAATAAAAGCGTAAGGTGCTATCGTTGAGACGGTTAGCCCCTGTTTAGAACAGTTGAAGTAACCGCTAGTTTCGAGGCTGGGCGGTTACTTCTTTTTTATTGCCAAAACAAGGCTTATAATGCCGATTAGCACAAGCGAATACTGAAACAGTTCCGCATATGTAACCATAAGCACCACCCTCCTTTCCAGGAGGGGAAAAAGAAAGTATAACGTCCCTCCTAAAGAGAAAGGGACTAACCGCCTACCGTTGCGATAACACCTTACGCTGTGAATTATAACATCTGGCTTTTTATTTGTCCAGTAAACATGATGGATTTTAATTGCACCGGATTCGAGGCAATTAAACAGGGCAATAAAAAATCCCCCACCAGCCGAGGCCGATGGGGGAACAGTTTTATAAATTATAAAGAGGGTAAGAACATGTCACTTTATGCGTTATATTTAAGAAAAAGCCGTTCCGATGATCCAGAAAAAAGCGTAGAGGAAACTTTACGCCGTCATCGTGAGATTTTAGATAAATATGCCATCGAAAACGGAATTGACGTTAAACCCGAGGATATCTATGAAGAAGTTGTATCCGGCGAATCGTTATACAGCCGCCCCGAGATGCTTCGCTTATTGGAATCAGTGGAAAGCGGAGCCTACGAAGGTGTTTTATGTATGGACATAGATCGTTTGGGTCGTGGAAAAACCAGCGATCAAGGCATCATTTTGGAAACCTTTAAATATTCCAATACAAAAATAATTACCCCAAACCGGCAATACGATTTAAACGACGAGTTCGATGAAGACTATGCCGAATTTGAGGGCTTTATGGCTCATAGAGAGCTAAAAATGATTAAACGTCGAATGCAGAGAGGAATTCAGAAAACCATAGAGGAGGGCGGATACTTAGCAAATGCCCCCTATGGTTATGTCTCGGCAAAGATTGGAAAACGGCCTTCCTTGGCAATTAACGAAGACGAGGCTCCTTTTGTTCGAATGATATTTGATCTTTATGTAAATAAAGGTATGGGGTGTCAACATATAGCAGATACCATAAATAGCATGGGAGCAAAGCCTCATCGATCACAAGAATTTGGGCGCACCTCTATTATGAAAATCATCAAAAGTCCGGTTTATATAGGGAAAATCGTCTGGAATCAAAAAACACATATTAGAAAAGGTACGCGGGGAAACACAAAGCACGAAACAATCTATAATCCCCCTGAAAAATGGACTATAGTAGACGGCCTCCACCCCGCAATCATTGATGAAGCTTTATATAACCGTGCGCAAGAAATAGCTCGTACAAAGTACCACTCGCCCAGCTTCACCGGCGTAATTGAAAACCCGTTGTCAGGGTTAATTCATTGCGGGAATTGCAATCGAATGATGACCAGAGCGCCCCACATGCGCGGCGGCCCCTATTTGCTTTGTGCAAAACGTGGTTGTATTCCTAGCAGTAAACTGCCGTTAGTAGAAGATGCTGTGCTAATGTCTCTTAGAAATGAAATAACCAAATTAAAAGGCCGACAAAAGCAGATGGAAGAAGAAAAGCAAAATACATCGATTACAGTTATAAAAGCTATTGATAAAGAATTAAAAGCAACAAAGGATCAATTATCTAGACTGCACGATTTGTTGGAACAGCAAGTATACGACGTTTCAACGTTTATGGAAAGAAGATCAACGCTAACCAAAAAAATTGAAAAATTAGAAGCATCGAAGGAATCTTTTCGAAAACAGGAAAAGAGATTAAATATCCCAGCTATGATTCAAAGAATTGAATTGGTATTAACGCAATACAGAGATAGTTCTCCGCAGGTTCAAAACGAACTTTTAAAGTCAGTAATCGAAAAGGTAATATACCACAAAGAAAAAGGAGCAAAACCCGCTGATTTTCAGTTGGAAGTTTCTTTGTTACCTATATTCCTCTAGAGCGTTCATTCTTATGATAAGGATTGTTCACTATATAAACAACCCTCCCCACCGAAAACGGAAAGGAGGGCGGAGTTATATTAATGAAAAAGAGAGCCAGATTACTCCGACTCTCTCAAGTGTGCATCCGAAAACACACACCCCAATTACTGATATTATTATACATCAAACGGACAATATGTTCAAGCCTGGAATTATGTATGCGAATACGTTACATAGTGTGTTTCTTCCTGAGACAAAATATTTATCAATTCGAAAATAGTGGGATCTGGTGTAAGAAATCTCGTATAATCAACGGTTTCTTGAAATTCATGTGGCTGTTCTGTTTTTTCTTGCATGTTTTATCATCTCCTGTTCAAGCCTGGATTTATACCCCGCGCCAGGCAAGCGGCGGTTGTAAGCAAAACGCGCTTTTATATTCCGCCGGCATTAAGCGGGAGAAGGTTCATCATGTGATTGATCGTGTAGCGTTTTACGTGACTTGAATCCTCGCAGCAGAAATTAACCGCACAAAAAAGGCTGTTTTTGAGGTCTTCTAATGGATACAAGCGTTTAATACCACAAAAGAGACCATAGTTAATAATATAAGCCCCCAGGAAATATTCCCGGGGGCTGTCTTTCTGTCAATCGCTTTTCTTAGGTTCGGTATAAGAAAGCGCCTGGCTGGAATCGCTTAGGCCGCTTGTGGTGGGGTCGTTTAACAGGTTCCATACAGATACCAGAACAGACACCACGATTACAGGACTCTGGACGGCCTGTAAGAGCACGTTTCCCACAGCCTGCCAGCTTGTCATGTCTTCCCAGTTGAAGCCCAGACAGGCCAGCATGGGCAGAAAAATGGACGCTGCCAGGTTGAACCAGAACACAGGGTTTTTAAACCGTACCTTCCAGTTGATTTTCATTTCAGTTCCTCCCTTAACTCGTCGATTCGGTGATGGGCGCTTTTCGCGCTGTCCTCCACCTTATACATTCTTTCAATCAGGTTATTGTGCTTAGCCACTTTTTCTTCGAGCTTTTGAATCCGGTAGGTGGTCAGCCGGCTGGAAACTAAAACGCCTCCCAGGCTCCCCACGATGGTTCCCAGCAGAGAAATGACGGAGATGATGATTTCTGTTGACATCAGCTCCACCTCCTTACTCGATTACAATCTGAAGCTTTCCGATGGCGTTTCCGAAAGCGCCCGCGTAGCCGTCCTGGCCGTTTCCGGTTTCATTGTCATACTGCCAGGGATAATAGCTTCCGCCCACAGGAGCGACCCGGTATTTGGCTTTCTTATACGGCCTGATGCTGTCCGGGGTGTAATAATACACTTCAACAGCGTCAATCTCCAAACCGTTTCCCGCGTAGCCGTTTACAGCGTCGTTGATGTTGCAGCCGGTCACATAGGGAAGCCAATTGCCGCCCTTAATATGTACCCGGTACTTTACGGAACCAGCGGAAACACGAACAGCGACATCAGTGACGGCTCCGGTAAATCCCGCGTAATCCTCAAGGTTTTTCACCTCGGGAAGCCAGCCGTCCGCCTTGGTTCTTACCCGGTAGTATACATCTACCGTTTTCGCTGGCTCGGGCGCGGGAGCTGGAGTGGGTTTATCAAAACCATTAAGGCCCTTCTCCTTGATGGCCTTAGGATAATCCTGATAGCACTCATTCATATCCACGCCGCCCTGGATTCCGGGAACGTTGCCGGAGCTGGTGTACTGCCACATGCCATATTGGCCGGAGTACTGGCACTCAGTAAAATACTGGGCAGCCCAGACATCATAGGAAAGCTGGTCAGGATAGAACTTGCCGTCCAGCCAGCTGAGGGAGGCATAAACGCCCACATAATACCCAGCCTTTTCAACCTCAGAGCAGAAAGCTTTAATTACATTGGTCAACGCCTGCCGGGAAAGCGTGCCCATCGTCCCATTGTCCTCTACGTCGTAATAGACGGGATATTCGAATTGCTTGCCCTTGATGGTGTCCAGGAAGAACTTAGCCTCCTGGCGCGCCTCAGCCTCGGAAACCGCATAGCCGTAGTGGTAAGCGCCTACTGGGATCCCGGCGGCTTTGGCTCCCTTGTAATTGTTTTCAAACTGATTGTCCACCTGAGAAGGATCCGGAGAACCGAAAGAGGAACGGAGAATGGCGAATTTTACATCGCTGTTTTTTACTTGGTTCCAATCGATTTTCCCCTGCCAGGTAGATACATCAATGCCAATGATTTTCATTTTGCTTCCTCCTTGTTTTCTAAAGCGGATAAACGCCGCTCTAAATTCTCAATTTGCTTTTGCTGCTTCTGCACCATGCAGATTAAAGGGGCAATAAATTCGCTGTAACGCAAAGCGTATACATATTCGCCCTCTACGGTTCGGGTTTTCAACTCTTTCCGTGTTACAGTTTTTTCCTCTCCGGTTTCCTCGTCTGTGACAGTCTCGGGAACGTCCTCGTAATAATCCTCTGTTTTTGGGGTCTTGATGAATCCGGCGAAATCCAAATCCGACATTCCGATCTGTGGAAGGAGCTCCTCGATATCCTGAGAGATCAACCCCCAGTGGGTTCTGCCGCTGGTGCCGTCGTTGAATTTAAAGGTGCTGGGTTTCAATCCCATAATGAGCTTTTCAGCCTGTTCCGGATCAATATCGGCAATTGTATTTTTCTCGTTTCGGTCAGAGGTGTTTATGGAACCTGTTTTGGCATAAACAACCGCCCACCTGTGAGAACCGTTTCCTAAATTAAGCGATCCGTCGCCCGCTTCCCTGAATACGCCTCCCTGTAAAACAACGCCGACAGCGGCGTTAGTGTCTACGCCTAATTGCAATGAAGTACCGTTTCCGTAAATCTGGGGATATTGCGTTCCGGTGAGCTGAAGTCTGTTATTTATTGTAACATTGCCGCCATTGGATTCAATTACTTGTCTCCACGCCCCCCACACATCGCCGTAAGCCTGCCAGGTGCGCCAATACATCTTCGAACCGGTATGATTACAGAATACCTGTATTGAATTATCTTTCCAGTTAGCCATATATACAGTCATAATAAAAGCTTCTTTTGTTGGCATATTAGTGTTGTTTGTAACTTCCGCGTTAGAGGACTGCACATAGATGCCCGGATTTTTCAGGTTATTAAAATTAGTTCCGTTTTCAACTGTGGTGGTTTGAGCGAAAACATCTCCTGAGGTTATGTTGATATCGCTCGACAATGCTCTGCCGTTCACCTTGCGGGAGGTTGGCACCGCTCCTACATCAGAGGCGGTCAAAGAAATATTGGACGATAACGCCTTACCGTTCACGGTTCGCGTGGTGGGAACTGCTCCCACATCAGAGGCAGACGGCATTTGAGCCAGCTTGCCGGAACTGTTTAGGGTTGCAAGGCCGTTAGGCTGCCCTTTGCTTGCTTCCAACGCGTCAAGATCGGCTTGGAGAGAAGCCACGTCGATGTCCTTTAACTGGTTATAGATTTCTTCCGCGTTTTCCCCCTGGGTTTTAGCGTAGTCTCCTTGAGTTTTCGCATAGGCCGCCTGCGTTTGGGCCGCCTGTGCCTGTGAATTTGCGGATTCCGCTGCTGAAGTTGCGGCGTCGGCTGCGGTATTAGCAGACTGTGCCGCAGTATTTGCCGCCTGAGCCGCCGTGTTCGCTGACTGAGCCGCCTCATTGGCCTTATCCGCGGCTTCACTGGCGATCCCTGTGGCGTTGTTCGCTTCGTTGAGAGCTTCCGCCAGCCTGGAAAATTCGTCTGTGCTCTCGATCGCGCCGTCATAATTGCTCTTGATAATGCGCAGAGGGGGAAGGGTTACCTTTAAGGTATGGTTGTCTGTGTCAATGATTTGAAGCTCGCACAGCTTGGTAAGGCCGGATACCGCCATCATTTGAAGGGTGAGGGTTACGGTTGCTTGGTTTCCTTCCACATCGCAGGAATTATAGATCATGGTATTGTCCGGCTTCTGTATGTACACGGATACCGTTTTCCCGGTTAAATCAAGAGGAGAACCATTATCATAGAGATAAATTCTTAACTCTCTGCCGTCCGCTTCCTCCTGAATTACCCGGATTTCTCCAAGGGGCTGCTGCCATGTGCTGTCAATCTCTATTTCTTTGTAGACCAAAATTACACCTCCTGCTTTTGTTGAAGACTATCAACCTTGTCGGATAACTCCTGAACCGCTTTCCAAAGGATAGAAACCATTCCGTAGAGATCGATAGCCTTATCTCCGCTTTCAGTTTCCCGGCGGATTTCTTCCGGGGCTTCATCGTACATCAAACCTACTGATTCATTTTTTGTGCCGACTGATTTTCTTTTTAATTTTTTTGCGTTCTCCTCTGGGATCATGTCCTGTTTCAGCCGATAACGGTACACCGCTGAACCTCTCACTTTCTCTAAGAAGGTTCCGGACAGCTTTTTTACTCCGGTTTTCTTTTTTCGGTCGGAGGTCACAAGAGATCCATTGGAATAGATATTTCCGAACTTTGCGTCACCGTTGGATTCAATGGACGCTCTCATATATCCATTTGTACCAAATTGGATTTTGTTTTTGTCGTACAGAACACATCCGGTATTGCTGAAACGAAGATAATTGTTGTAGCCGTCGTATTGAACAAGAAGCTGTTCCGGATCGGCATAAAAAATATTTTTATTTGTTTTGCCTTTTGTCCCGCGTTTTACTATTACGGTTCCTTCTCCAGTAGAGGAATTTCCGTTAAGATACAGACCGCTGGCTCCACCGGAATACTCAGAAATACCATTTGATCGAATGATAAGATCTCCGTTTGAAACAATTTCGTCCTTATTCGCCAGCGGAAAATCCTCGCTGATCCCATCGATTGTTATAAGCA